TTGCTGCATCAGCTCTCGACAGAGTCAATGTGAGAAGACTCCTCATCGAGATCCGACGTCAGGTGCGCGAGATCGCCAACACGATCATCTTCGAGCCCAATCGAGAAGCCACACTAGCTCGATTCTCTGCAGCGGTCACGCCCCGCCTCCAGCGGATCCAGGCGCTGTCCGGACTCGAGAGATTCAAAGTGGTCATCGATTCCTCCACCACGACTCAGGACGACATCCTCAACAACACACTCCGCGGAAAGATCTTTGTCCAGCCCACAAAGAGCATCGAGTTCGTCTCACTCGACTTCGTGGTGACCAACAACATCCAAGAGTGATAGGACAATCACACGAGGAGAACGCCAGAATATCATGAAATTTAACAGGGATGGTTTAAGTGAATTGATTAAATTCTATTATTCTGGCGTTCATGCAAGACGATAAAGCACGTAATTTGTAGAACATTTTTGAAACTCACACATACTTAAAAAAGGCGATATAGGAGAATAGAAACATGGCCGCAGAAACACTTGACGTATCATCGATGCTTCCCGCGAAGTTTGAACCAAAGCGCAAGAACCGTTGGGTCCTCATGATCGAGGGCATCGACGCTTACATCATCAAGACCACAGCACGTCCCACGATCACCACGGAAGAAGTCGAAGTTCCCTTCATCAACTCCCGTCGTTACCTCGCGGGCAAGACCTCATTCGGCACAATGGGCGTGACTCTCCACGATCCCATCGCGCCCTCCGGTGCGCAGCAGGTGATGGAGTGGGTGCGAACTCACTTCGAGTCAGTGTCGGGTCGCAGCGGCTACGCCGACTTCTACAAGCGTGACATCCAGCTGAAGCTTCTCGATCCGGTGGGCACAGTGGTGGAGCTCTGGGACGTCAAGGGCGCCTTCATCACCGAGGCGAACTTCGGCGAAGTCACCTACGAAGACGGCGGACCGATGGAAATCTCAATGACACTCCGATTTGACAATTGCGTACTTCAGTTCTAGTCAATTATCAGATATACAAGTTAAAAGGTCCGTGGTACAATACATACCATGGACCTTTTATCATTTAGCTGCCCTGAGTGCGCAGAGTATCAATCTGATAACTTAGATTCACTCAGAATTCATTGTCAAAAACGACACCGATTATCCTCCATTGATTTATACAAGAAATTATTCTTGAACGGTAAGGAACCGCAGTGCGAGTGTGGTTGCGGTGAAGTTCCGCGTTTCCATTCTCTGCAAGTGGGTTACATGAAGTTCATCAGAGGACACTCCACTCGTGTGCACAACAATTGGGGCCACAATGAAGCTGCTAAGGCCAAGAGCCTGAAGAAGCGTCAAGACGAAGGGCTGTGGAGTAGAAACCCATGGAACCGAGGCAAGACTAAAGACAATGACGAGAGAGTCGCTAATATTGGCAAAAAGATAAAAGAAAAACATGGTGAACGTTACTCGATATTAATGAGAGGCAACAGACTGTCGGGAGCTTTACCATCTTTAACAGGTTCTTCTCATCCTAATTGGCGTGGAGGCACCTCAGCGCTTGCCCCGTTGTGTAGGTCGCGTATTTATCGAGAGTGGGCGTATCCTAAGTTGCAGTCTGCTGGTTTTAAGTGCACGCAGTGTAGTGAGACGCGGGAGCTTGAAGTTCATCACGACGGAGAGCGTTTCTCTGAGATCCTTCAGAAGGGCATCGAGACGCTGGGCGAGCCCGGAGACGACTTCGATCGAAAGACCTGCTTCGTCGACTGGGTGCTGTGGTACCACACAGAGAACGACGTCAGCGGCAGGGTGCTGTGCTCTCCCTGCCACGAAGCGGTGCACAGAGACCGCCCAGAATAATCCGAACAATCTCCTCGATGGAAACTGCCTCGGATTATTGTCTCACACTCCGTACGTACGCTGCCTATTCCTAGGTCGTTTTTTGAGAAGCCTTGTCCGAAGCCACCGGCCGTCGGGAGACCTCAACCCACGCCGCTGAAGCCGTTGGAGCCGGTGACAGGCAGCATTTCTGTCCATGGGATTACTGTGAGCCCCGCGACCACCTCGAACGGGACTGAAGCGCCCACTGCACCGGAGATAAAGAGCCTGTCTGTCTTTAGATCAGCTGAAAATGATTGTGATCCACTGAGGATGAAGTAGTTAGAGTTCTTGGCCAAGAGACCGTTCTGCGTGAAAGCGACTGCGATGGCCGTCGACGCCGCTCCGGCGTTCTTTACCACGAGAAACTTAGAGACCGTGTCGAACGTGATCTCTCTCGTCGCTCCGAGGCTGACGATAGATGACGTCACGAAGGGAACGCCCGACATTTGATACGCGGGCGCGTAGTATTCACCGACCGATGGATTCTTTAGTGCCATTGTTTTACCTTGCTGTTATGCAACATAAATATTGAGACTTGTCGTATTGTAATTTGTTTTGTGAATTGTTAACTATTGTTAGCAACTGTTTTTACAATAGATCTCATTGGGTTTAAAATCCATCAACTCACAGGAGAGCATTAAATCAATATGTCAGAAGAACGCGATTCAAAGAACGCAGTGTTTACACAAGGTGCGACCGGACAGCCTCCGCTCCCGGCCGGCGTAGATCCTCGCATGCCGAGGCAGTCAGCAGCTGAGAAACTGAAAGCAGACTTTGGTCTGGACGTGCCACAAGAGCTGGTGCCGCTTCCGTCTATGGGAAAAGTCTACCACCCTGAATCACCGTTGCATGGTCTTGAGACGATAGAGATAAAAGCCATGACAGCCAAGGAAGAAGACATTCTCACGTCACGTGCTCTCCTTAAGAAGGGCACTGTGATCACAGAGCTCATCAAGTCTTGTATCATCAACCGCGCCATCGATCCGCTCCAGCTTCTGTCTGGAGACAGAAATGCGCTGATGGTTGCCATCCGAATCACCGGTTATGGGCCTGACTACAATGTCGAACTTGAATGCCCAGCTTGCGGTGTCAAGTCGCCCCACGCTTTCGATTTGTCAGCGCTTCCAATCCAGCGTCTCGAGATTGAACCTGTTCAGCCCGGTATGAATCTCTTTGAGTACGAATTGCCCTACAGCAAGAAGAAGGTCCGATTTAAGTACATGACTGGGCGCGACGAAGAAGAAATCATGGTATTGAGTGAAAAGCAGAAGAAGATGGCCCTGGGAACAGAATCTAACGTCACCACAAATTTGCTTTACTCAATTGCGTCAATCGACGGCGTCTCAGATAGAAATAAAATTGCCAGCTTTGTTCGAATGATGCCAGCAAGAGATTCTCTTGCTTTGAGAGAGTACATCAAAAACACCGAGCCGGGCATCGTGATGCGTCAGGACACTACCTGTCCGGCTTGCGGTCATGCAGAAGAGGTCGGAATGCCGCTAGGCGTCACGTTTCTTTGGCCTCAGGCCCGAAGATAGAGAACAATTAATTCTTGAACCGGCGTTTTTATTGATATACTACGGCGGGTGTCTGTATGAGGAAGTCATGCGGATGCCTGTCGCTTATAAGCGCTGGCTGATACAGCGAATTAATCAAGAAATAACCAAGACACACGAAGCTGGCAATACGCAGTCTCGTGCATTGCACCAAAATTCGCCAGACGTGCGTGAACTTCAAGGACGAGTGAGAAATCAAGTTCCATCTCGTCTGCGTAGATTCACTTAATTTGCATTTATGGATATGCTTTTTATTCTACGTATTATTTACGCTAGCTATAACTTGAGGTGATGCACGTGTCTAATCCTGCCAAGAAAAAAACTATCTTATCTGAGGATCTCTACTTTAACACGACGGGCAAATTATTTCTTGCGTCTTTAGGTGCATGGATGGTGGGAAAATATGTGAACACTAAGCTACGCGGCAATAAAGATGAAATATCAGCGATCGCTAATGCGCTCATGTCATCAAGAAAATTTCAGGAAGAATTGAATCGTCCGGGTGCTTCTGTTGAATCAGTCATGGAGAAGATGAGGGTCAAAGAGATGTCTGCATCAACATTCGAGAGAGTATTTGGTATTCGATGGCCTCTTTGATATTTAAATTATTGAGTTAAAAATCGATGGCTAATGGCAAAACAGGCGGCGGCGGAGGAGCAGATCCTGGCAATGTAGGAGATGTCAACAAAGCGCTTCAGCAACAGTTAGTCATAATGAATCAGCTCAGGCAAGCGATTGCTTCGATGACTGATAGCATCAATCAGTATTGCGAAACATCACAAAAATGTTTTTCCGGTGAGCAGTGGTCGAAAGCATCAGAGCAAGCAGGTAAATACACAAAAGATGCTGCCGGCGCGACTAGAGCAACTGCTGATTTAGGGAAAAAGGTCGCGGACTCTTCAAAATCGTTCTCTAAGTTACTGCCGACAATTGGCGGCGTCGTCGGCGGATTATCTGGATTAAAACAAGGATTTTCAAATTTATTCGCGACTCTCAAGGGCGGGCTAAATGTTTTAGGCTCTGTCACAAAGAGTATCTTTAATTTAGGTAGATCTATTCTTGCTGTCCCTTTTAAGATGCTGAAAGGCCTTCAAGAAATGGCTGCTGACGGCGGTGGCGGTGGCGGCGGCATGGCTGAAGCCATGGAGAATCTTCGAAAAGAATTTGGATTCATAGGCCCGACATCTGACGCAGTCAAAAGTCTCAGTACAAGCATGGCAGGATTCAGCGACACAGGACTTTCCGCGAACAGGGTCTTTGGTAATACCGCTGAGAGAATGAAGTATCTCACAGAGCTTGCTGTGCAGATGGGGCCGCAATTTGCAGCAAATGCTGAAGAATTTAAGAGAAACGGTGGTGCACTTCTTGCTTATCAAAAGGGATTGGGTCTCACAGGTGAGCAGATGGGTGTCATTGGAATTAAAGCAAAATCCATGGGCGTCCAGATGGGAGACGTCTTAAATGACATGACTAAACAGGCCCTGCACATGTCGAAGGCATTCGGCTTAGATGCCAAGGTGATCTCTAAAGATATGGGCAAAGCCATGCAAGACGTGGCCCACTTTGGACACCTGACTAGTCAGCAGATTGGCGCCGCCGTGGTCTATGCCAATAAGTTAGGCGTGTCTATTGACAAACTAACTGGCTTGATGGATCAGTTTGATACTTTCGACAAAGCTGCAGAGTCGACGTCAAAATTGAACGAGCAGTTTGGCACGAACATCGATGCAATGGAGCTCATGGCTGCACAGAGTCCTGCTGAAAAGATGGAGATGCTAAGAAAATCATTCCAGGCAACTGGGAAAGATCTGTCTCAGCTCAGCTTTCATGAAAAAAAATTAATTCAGCAGCAGACCGGTCTAGACGCGGCAACTTTTGACGCCGCGATGGCCCAAAAAGACCAGGGTGACATGCTTGAGGACATCAACAAGGAGTCTAAGAAGGCTGAAGACACTACGCTAAAGCAAGCAGATGCCATGAAGCAACTCGCCGTACAGATAGAAAGAATAGTGCAGTCCGGCGGCGGGGGCGCAGGCGGCAAATCTTTCTTAGATAGTTTTTTCAGGGGATTCACTGAGGGAATTACCAAATCACAAGAATTCCAGAAGGTTCTCATAAATCTAAGACAGTCCATGAAGCACGTTGGTAAGCTGGGCTTTGATTTGGGTAACATGTTCGTCAAGTCTTTCCCGGGTGTCAGCAAGATTCTCGAGGGACTAGCTGATCTCTTCAACCCTGCAAGATACAAGAAGATGTGTGACGGCGTCTTAAAAGCTTTTACAGACTTTAAAAACGGATCGATCAAAGATATGAGCGGTCTGATGGATCGGCTAAAGTCGGTCTTCTTTGACTTCTTTAATGAAGGATCCGCGCCGGGTAAGAAAATTCTTGAAGGCTTCAAGAAATTCTTTGAAGCCATCCTAAAAGCGATGGGTGGTCTTATTAAATGGGCAGCTGATCAATTAGCCAACATGATAGTAAAGCTTGTTGAAATGCTGAAGAATCCCTCAAGCGTCGGCGGCACGCCGGGCATGGGTGGTTTCTTGAAGATGCTTCAACCTGTGATTGATGCGATAATATACGCATTTAACAAGCTAGCGCCCTTGATCATGCCGCTCTTGCTCGCGCTGGGCAAAAAGATATTTGAATTTCTCACATCGGAACAATTTTTAAGTTTTCTAAAGAAAGCAGGACCAATCATCGCCCTGGTCATGTTCGGTCCTTCTCTAGTTAAGTCTTTGACGGGCGCATTGACCGGGGCGTTGGCTTCAGCAGCAACCGATGCCGTGAGAAATGCTTTCTTGGGGCCAGGATCTAAGAAGATCAGCGAGATGACGGGAAAGCAATTCTCTGAGCTGATGTCTAAAGCCACGCCTCCGCCCGCCCCCGCCGCCGCTGGCGGCCCTATCATTCCACCAGGAACACCATCACCAGGTGAAACTGCAAAAGCTCAGGCGACCGGCAAGATCATAGATGGTCCCACTATCATCAAGCTTTTGCTCGCCCTTGCTGGCATCATCACAATCGGTCTAATTGCCTTCTACGTTGCTGCGCAGATGGTAGACGGTATGGATAGAAAACAGATCGAAAATGCTTTGTTGGTTATGGGGGGTGTCGCCATGGCGATTATTCCTGCAGCATTTGCATTGTCGTTGTTGTCCGGTGTGCCTGCCCCCACTCTCTTAGCGTCTATTCCAGCACTGATTGCGCTTGGTCTTGTGATACCTGGAATGGCGGCGCTCGGCGTGAAGATTGCAGAAATGGCCTCTCAGGTCGCTTTAGGTGACATCTTAAAGGCTCTGCTTCTTATCTTTGGAATGTCTATGTCATTAATTCCCGCAGCATCTGCGCTGTCTACTCTGGCTGCCGCGGGTGCCCCGGTCACTGCAGGCGCGCCCCTCATATTGGCAGCGCTTGTGGCACTTGGACTTCTAGTTCCTGCAATGGCACTGCTTGGTGTCAAATTAGCTGAGATGGTTGCCAGCATTGAGTTGTCTAGCATACTGAAAGCCATCATTCTTTTGGCAGGCATGTCTGGCGCTCTTGCAATAGCTGCTGGAGCCATGGCAGCATTGATAGCCGCAGGTGCCCTCGCCGGCGGCGTAGCCATAATGCTTGTAGGCATAGCTGCTGTGGGCTTGCTTGGCTTTGCTATGCTTGAGCTTGCACCTGAACTTGCTGACAAAGCATCCAAAGTGCCCTTAATGGGAGTCTTAAAATCTTTAGCTATCTTAGGTGCGATGGCGATAGCAATAGTTGAAGTCGTCGTCTCGATGGTCTTGCTAGCTGCTGCAGGCGCAATTTCTGCGCTCATGATCGTCATACTTGCTGGCATCGGAGCATTTAAGATAGTTTCACTAGCCATGCTTGACTTTGCACCAGAGCTCGCGGCCGCGGCATCAGCAGTTCCCATCGGACCAGTCTTAAAAGCGCTCATAATTCTTGCTGAGATGGCCGTTGCTGTCGTTCTAGTGCTTGCACAAATGGTTCTTCTTGCAGGTGCAGGTATTTTGGCCGCTTTAATGATTCCAATTCTCATAGGAATAGAAGCATTTAAGTACATTTCTATGAAGATGATAGAGTTCGCACCTGTCCTAGGCGAGGTTGCAAAAAATGTCAATGCATCCTTGGTGGCTAAGGCTCTTCTTGTCCTGGGCATGATGGCAGTTTCGATCGCTGAGAATGTTGTCATCATGTTGGGCTTGACTGCAATAGGCCTATTGGCGCTGCTCGCGCCCATCATCGTTATTGGAATGGCCGCGTTCATCATCATATCCGCCGCCATGTTGGGTGCCGCAAAGAAATTTGACGAGGTTGCTGCCGGCATAAATGGACAAAATGTCTTAAAGGCCCTGGCGATCTTAGCAGCGATGTCGATCGCCATCGCTCAAGCGATGCTCAATATTGTCTTGCTTGCCGAGCTCGGCGTGCTGACGCTCCTCGCGCCACTAATCATCCTGGGCGCTGTAGCATTCGGCTTGGTCACTGTAGGCCTGATGGGAGTAGCTAAGCATCTTGATGCAGCTAAATCAAAAATTAATGGTGACAATGTAATCAAAGCGCTCGGCGTGCTTGGGCTAATGTCTATTGCGATAGCCCAAGCTTTGTTAAATGTTCTCCTGCTAGTAGCTCTCGGAGGATTGATTCTTTTATGGCCTGCTGTCAAAGCGGGAATGGTGCATTTTGAGTGGCTCATTGAACTCATGACAGAAAAGATGCCCGGCATCGTCGAGAACATAAACAAGCTTGCAGCCATGGGATTATCTAGTTCTTCAGGACCCATCGACACGCTCGGTGCCATCTCAAAAGTCATGAGCACGACAGCCGACTTGGTTAAGCCCATGGTGTTGCTCGCAATTCTTAAGACTTTGGGTGTAGACATAGACGGGGGAATGACAGTCTTGGTTGAAATTGTCACAAAGATGACAGACAAAGCTATAGACGTCATAAATGCGATCTCAAAAGTACCGGCGAGTGGCATGGAAACCAAAGTAAAGGCTTTCGCCGATATTTTGGCAGCAATTGGTAACTTGTCTAATTCTATCGCGTCCGGGATCTCGGCCCTTGATTTTGGCTGGTTCACATCTGCTAAAGAGAAGACCAAGATGTTGGGTGAACTTAATGTAATCTTAAAGACCATGATGGGTGGTCTTATCGACATAGTTCAAACAGTCATCGAGGGCATCTCAAAGATCACTGCCTCTAAAGAGACGCTAGAAGGTGCAAAAACGATGGCAGAAATTTTAGCAGCAGTTGGAAAACTAGCTGAAGGCATGAAGCCGCCCCCGGGCCTATTTGAAGCTGCCAAAGGAGCCCTCAAATCGACAGTTTTTATGGAAAAGGCCCTCGCGGGACTCGATCTCCATGCACGCGTCGTAGGGGAACAAATCACCAATTTGATAACCACCATCGCGGAGAAACTCTTACCCGCGGTCGAAAAATTTAAAGGAACTAATCCGGAGTCGTTAAAAGCGCTGGCAGTCGTCATAGAATCTATAGGCAAGGTCGCAGAAGCTTTTAAACCTCCACCTGGCCTGATGGACGCTTTAAAGGACATGAACCCGGCCGGGATGGTGATAGCTTTTTACGGGTTGAGCGAGTTCTTTAAGGCCGCAGGTCCGGTTATTAATTCTGCGATAGCACAGATCTCAAAAGAAGTTCCTCCCTTGATCGCAGCGATCGCGGCAACGCCCATGACTCCGGCGCAGATAGATACTATCAAAGTGATAGGGCCCATAATAGGCGCCCTTGCTGGTGTGATCGGCGCTTTGATAGCACCAGCTGTAGCGTTTATGAATGCCAAAACAAGCGGCGGTGCTTTTGATGACCCGCCGTCCTTCGGGGAAAAGATGACCCAGTTTTCAAAAGTCCTTGACGTCATGCAAGACTCGTTAGAGAAGGTTGTTGGGCCCGATGGACCCATCAAGAAATTAATTGATGCCATCGCAGGCATGGATGCAGCCGGCGTTGAAAAAGCAGGTAAGATAGGTCCGCTCATAGCAGCGATCGCTGCAGTCGTAGGTGCCATAATGCCTAAAGGGGATATTCTCAAGGCTATCGAAGACGCGGCCAAAGATGAAGAAAAATTTGCACTAGTCATGTCAGGAATTGAGAGAGTATCAGGCACAATAAGCACCGGCGTCGGCAAGATGTTGGTCCCAGTTGGCAAACTGATTAAGTCCATATCTGGCTTCACAATTACACCTGAACAGATCAAGATTCTTGAAGTCCTCATGCCTCTAATACAGTCTGTCGTCGGCATGACTAGCGGCATTGTGGGTGGCTTGAAAGACGGTAAAGTGCCCAGTGATGAGGGCATCGAGTCGATAAAGAAATTTTTTGAAGCTACTGCAGCAGGCATGACCAAGATGTTTGAAGTGATGAACGCGCAGGTGGGTAAGCTCATAGGAATAGTGGTAGATCTTGTTAATACTCTCAAAAAACAGAATATCAAACCGTCCGAAGTAAAAGAGGGCGCAGATGTTCTTAAAACTGCGTTCGACATGATAGCCGCAATGGGTAAGGTCACCGAGGGAATAAAGGCGCAAATGGGCGTCGAGCCCGACAAGCCGCCGGATCCGAAGCCTTGGGAAGCCGCGCTGACGGGACTCTCCGGTCTTATAGAAGGAGTTTTTGGCAAAGACGGAACGTCGGGCCCTGCCGCTAATATCGTGAAGTTGCTTTCTTCTGACAGCATCAAGAAAATGGGAGAGAACAAAGATGGCATAGCAGCGCTGATGTCTGCTTTCGATTTCATATCTAAGCTCCCAGGGACGATAAAAGCGCTGAAGGAATCCAGCGGCGGTGAAGGCGGCCAGATCGAGCCTAGCGTCATTAGTGGTCAAGTTACGAAAATCTCCGAAATCTTTGAACAGTCTCTCACGAAGGATAATATTGATAAAATATCTAATGGGATGAAAGCACTCGCCCCGCTCGGGGCCCAGAAAGAAAAGATTTCCCTAGCCACAGAAGCGTTTAAGAACACCGGTGCACTCGCTGTGGAGCTCGCCCAGTTTGCCAAAAAGCCCGAGGTCGCGGGATTGGATTCGACCGCGCTCCTGAAGGGCGTCACGAATGTAGACACGGCCCTTAGTTCAATAAAAACCAAAGCACCGAGCATCGGAACTTCTCTAGCTGCAATCAAGACTGTGTCAGACGCATCAGGGTTAGCAACGTTCTCTTCTACAATCAGCAACGTCGTCAGTAATGCAAACACAATCAAGAGTTCCATAGACAGCCTCGACACTGCATTCAAAGATCTCGCAGACCCAGGTAAAAGCTTAGCATCACTCAAGACCGCCATAACGGGCTTCTCCGGAGCGGCGCTGACTAATTCTTTTAAAGAACTTCAGAAAATTGCCAGTGCAGTGAAGACCCTCGACGATTCGTTAGCCGCCATCGGCAAGATCGACATCAAGCAGAGAATCGCGCAGGTCGCCGGCGGCGCCGGCCTGGACGGCGGCGGTGTGTATACAGTCAAGAGCAAGGATGTCAACATCAACATACAACTCACGGTCACCATGGAGGCAGGCGGAGTTGAGAAGGTCATCTTGCAGAATAATACAAGTGCGATCAAGAAGGCTATCAACATGACAGCGGACGGCTTGGGTAAGTCTGGCGACGACGCGGCCGGCAACAAGAACGATGTTAAAAACCTTATGAATACTTTTGGACCATCATATTGAAAACTTTGCATGATGAATATTTTAATATAATCTTATGATTAACAATAAGCAAGAATTCTTTAAGCTGCTGTTCGAGAACGAGGCAATGAAGTCTGCCATGAAGCAGGTCAAAAATGAGAAAGAGATGCGCACCACCAAGGCCGCCATCGAAGAGATAGTCGGTCAATTTTATGACGGAATTATGAGCACTGTGTCTACTGTGCAAAAAGATCCCGAAGCTTTTAAGAAAGCTGTCACAGAACACGAGTCAAGTCTAATTAATGAAGAGGGATCTGTAAAGAAGACCGAGAGTAATGGTTGATAAAAAGTTAGATACGGGCACCGACGCCGCGAGCAGTACGGGCATGACTGGCATCACGCCGGTAATGGTTGATAAAAAGTTAGATACGGGCACCGGCGGTATAGACATAAACGGTAAAGTACACACGTACGATGTAGGAGTCGAGTCTAACGAATTTGACGACGTTGATTACTCTAGCGGGCTAGTCAATGTCGACAAAGCTAAAAGAGATTTATCGCGGCGGACACGCGTCACGCTCGGCCAATACCTCAGCAAAACTACGATCGGAGACACGAGATCAGTCCCAGAGCAGACGCAAGGTGGAGGAAACAGATTTCCCGTAGTAGGCGAAGTCAATGAAGAAACACCTGAATTCTCTACTACTGACAATAAAGGCTATCCCGTTGGACCTCAACCTGTGTCATCTGATGCATTTGAACCTGATTTAAGTAAGATTGATTCTGCTTCCTCAACGTCCCGATCTACCCTGCCAAAGTCCACCTGGCGGGGGGATCCCAATATATCACGCGGTATGCTCAGAAGAAGAGCAGAAGCGGGGCAAGAAGATGCTGCAGAAAAAGATAGATTTGATGGCAATGATTTGCTGCGCGTACCTCTAACACCTGCCGTTAGAAATACAGAAGTTCTCGACACAATACCCGAAGGGCATCCTGTAAAAACTTACAGCTCTTCTTTGATCAGAAATAGGTGGACGACAGACAACAGATTCGGTGAAGTGTCGAGTCCAAGCACGCCCTTGGCTGCGCTTAGCTACAAACCAGGCCTATCTTATACACCCGAAGACTATTCAAAACCCGAGAATTCTCTTGTGACTCAGCGACAGCTTGCCGCTGTCGGTAACGTGCTCATGGCGCGAGCCTCGGGTGAGTTGACTTCAGAAAACGCAGAATTTGATCCAACGTCTGGCGGATTCCAAGCGCTCGCCACGCTCCTTCCTGGATCTGCGCAGGTTCTCATAAAAAGAGTGAGAGAAGATCGTCTTTCTGCAGAAGACGTGCTACAGAGTCTTGATCTCACACTCGGTGCTAATAAAAAAATCACTGCAGGAATAGACGAAAGAGAATTTTTGAACATCACGGGTGCTACGCCCAGTGAAGGCACGATGCTGTCTTGGGGCGCGCTAAACAATCCTTACGACCAATTTTCGGGTTTTAGCGCGCTGGGTATGCAAATTCTAGCCATCGCATTTGTGATCACCATCACGCTGATTCCCACGCTTGTTTCATTTGCTTTTAACACTGCCGGTGAAAAAAAGCAAACAAAAGATGCAAGAGGAAGAGATCCGATCGGGCGCTATAGAGTGACAAAGACGGGAATACCGAATCTCAGCATCGGCTCGATTGTGACAGGCTTTGCTTCGGGTCAGCTGGACTGGGCAGACCTGATAGGATTCAGCACTACAATATTTCCTTTAAATCAGACGATCAATACTGGGCTGTTAGTTTTCTTTGGGCTGGATCCCTTCGCCCAATCAACATTTTTTCGCGCCCTCGCGCCCAGCGGGCCCGAAGCTTATCTGGTATTTTCAAGGGCAATTTTTAGATCTTTTCTTGGGATCGCCGACCAGCTCAAGGGCATGGCGCAGGCTGTGTCTCAGCCCGGAGGAGAATTGCAATTCATCCAGCGAATCTTGTCGTTTATTGAGTACCTCCGCGGCGCAAGGATAATGCGTGCTCTCAATACTTTCTCTCTCTTGGGCGACCAGATTCTAAATGAGGGTGGCCCCGACGCGCCCGAAGAAGATCCTGCGGCAGAAAGCACCGTTACGGGCCCCGACGGCAAGCCGGTCAAGGTTCCCGTGACTGGTGGCTTCGGAGGAGGAAAAAGAAAATCTAGCATAGATAATCTACCTATAGACGGTAGATCTGCTTATCTAAAGTCTCGCTTGATCGATACAAGTAAATCTGAGGGTGCACCAAAAAATCTAAGGCTTGCATGGTCATCATTTAGAGCGCCTGATATGCTCATAATGCCCTCTGGCATGCAGTCAGCTCGAGCCCTTGGCGACAACCTCGGCGCTCCCACGCTTACACCCACAATAGAAGTGGACGAAAAATTTGGCTTAAGGAATGGCGGTCCCTATAGACAGACCGACACCGGTAGAATAAGCAGTGTGGACAGAGCTCAAATGGAAAATGTTCTCGACGGCGAGTACATGCCTTTCTATTTTCACGACATCAGAACGAATGAGATCATATCTTTCCATGCTTTTTTGACTTCGCTGGGCGATGCATACACAGCTGCTTACGACTCTTCAGACGCAATAGGCAGAGTTGAATCAATTAAGACGTACAAGGGTACAGCTAGAAAGATCGACGTGTCTTTCATTGCAGCGGCGCTGTCCGAGCAAGACTTCGACTCTATGTGGTTGAAGCTCAATAAGCTCACGACGATGGTCTATCCGCAATTTTCTGCAGGCAAGCTGTCCGCCGGGGAGACCTACGACGTTACGATACCCTTCAGCCAACAGATCATCGCATCACCCATGATTCGTTTGAGAATTGGTGACCTCATACAGAGCAACTACTCTAGATTCAACCTTGCAAGGCTGTTCGGTTATGCTTCGCCCACATTTAGATTGAAAGACGGCAACAATAAAGAAGCGGATTTTGCTAAATTCAAAGAATTTGCATCCAGTCCTAATTTTATCGAAGATTATAATGACGAGCTAGCAGCAAAAAAAGCAAAAGGAGGAAAATTTTACTACTCTGGTGAGATAAAAAACGACGACAGTAAACACCCTCCTTTAAAGAAGGGCACTCGTCTACCTCCGGGTTTGCTCGTGGAAACAACTGATCCGGGTCTCGCAAAGATCATTAAAGACGTTGCATACAAAGGCGAGGCTGTGGACGCTGACACACTCGCAAATTTTGTGGACACGGTCGTGGCTGTCGATCCAGACAGTCTGCGTCCTAGTGCTGAGACAGAGAGGGACTGTTTTAAAGCAGCCGCCGGTGATAAACTCGCGAACGCAGCCTTTGATTATCAGGAATTAACAGAAATTTTCATGAATACTAATTCTATCGTGAGGTCTTTCGAGTCGTCGGGCGGCCGCGGCATCGCTGGATTCAT